ATATATATGTTTTGTTGTTTTATTCGTATAATACAAGCGAGACATGGTTCCAACTTTTAATAAGTCATTTATATTGTGTTCAATAAAATCTCTCATGTTATGATGATATATATCTCGTGATTCACGTGCTCCATGTACAAGAAAAAATGATACTGAATATGACTCATTAGTTATAACATTATAACATAATATAAATAAGTTCCGTTGAAAATCTGCTAAATTATGTTCCATAACAATCCATTGATCACTCATGGCATCGCATCAATCTTTTGCGGAGAATTGTTGATTAAACTTATTGGTACAATTTGAATAAATCTATTTAATCTAACATATTCAACTTCAATACCAAATGACTCACAGTCTGTAAATACTAGTTCAGTTAACTCTGTGTCGATTTCTTCGTTTTCTTGAATTTCATGAAATGTCATACTACGAAGTTTTTTACAAAGTACTGCACTAATTAGTTCCGATAGAGCGTATGCACTATCCCAGTTTTCTGTTAAATACTTAATCGGATCTTCAATATAAAATGTAACTGAACAATCCGCCGCACAGCTTTTACCATCCTTAGTAGTGAATTGAATAATATCAATATTAAGGGGCTGGCGAACAATTGTAATTTCTGTTATTTCTGTTGTTATAGGCCAGTACCACCTTAGTCCAGCATCTTCAACATCAACAGATCCATTCCAAAGATATTTTACTAGTTTATCAGTTTTTCTTACAATTACTCTACGGGGAATGAATAGGCCAAACCATTCTACTATTTGACCTATCCATCCAAATACAGTGTCCATATTTATACCTTATTTATGTCTTCGTATTGACCAGTCTCAAAATTAAATTCGGCCAATCCCATTTTTGTACGCAGTTCATCGTATTTAGCAAAGATTCTACTATTAATATAACCTGCAATAGATTCATCATTAATTGGTTTTTGTTCAGTGTGTAAAGCTGAATATGCGTGTAATACTAAAACATCTGTGTATTTGTTTTCATCAAATACATCATCTGTAGACTTATCTGAAACAACGGATGCATACACCACATTTTCATAGATAAGATCAATCAAACCAGCTTCTGTCAAGACTTCTGCATACTTAGTAATGCTCATTGTAAACCTCCAAAAATTTAATGTATAGACGCACCGCCGCTATGTTATTCTGTCCTGAGATAGGAAAGAATAATAACTAGTAGCTACAGTGTGGCACCATTCAGTCTTATCTCATAAGTTGGGCGGGAAACATAGTAGAACCCCTAGTGCTGGAATTACAACAGACACTAAACTCAATTAAGAGTTGACCCGTAGACTGGTCCAGTGAATGCGGGGGCGAGCCGCATGTATTCACCACCTGTATATTGTTCAAATATGAATTACCAATCCCGAATGAGGAGGCACGGGCGGGTTTTACTCCCCAATATTTTAATTCACACTCTTACAACTAGCTACAGTACCTAATCAGTCTCCCAATTAGGATTTTTTTATTAGGTCCGAAGACCTATCTCGATATGAGAGGTTTTTGTCTAACGCCCTCATGTCTTTATACACTTTTTGATCTGAAAAATAATAGTTCCAAAGTTCAATGAAATAGTTAATCATTTTAGTAAAGCCTTCTTAGCTTGATCAAACTCTAGTGTCGAATAAAACTCTCTATCCGACATTCTAATTTTGTAAAATTCAAATAATGTTAATTTACCATCAGTTAATGCATCAAAGATATAATCTTTAGTTCTTCTGCTTAGTGTACTATTTTTTGTGTCTAATACAAGCTTGTAATCTAAAGCTGAAGCTTCTTTATAGTATCCAAAGTATATAATTACACAAGATGATAAAATAAATCCAACTAAGTAAGCATACCCCCATGATTTTGACTCATTGAATTTTTGGGGCCCCACAAACATTAACATAATAGCAACTGCTAAACACATCATTAGAAATAAAATTGCACCAAAACATAAAGCATGAAACGTTAATTCTATCATTGAAAATCTCCAAAAAGAAGATAGCCTGCGGGATTCGAACCCGTTAATTGCCAACCCAAACAGGCTATTGTAGACTATCGTGTAAGTCTAGCCAATGCTCCAGCCGCTAGGCGTCGTGCCTTTGCTGCACCGTGTGCACGTGTTAGACGACGGAATGGGCCTGCGTGTTCCGTATTTTTTAGTTCTCCTTCAATAGTCTTGAGAGGAGTTCCATTAGCAAATCGTCGGTACGCATCACGTACTCGTGTATTTGCAAGAACATCATTCCACCGCATTGTTGTTTTAGTTGTTTGACTCATCTGTTTCTTTTCCTTTACTACCTAAAAATTCAAAATTTAAACCATAGAAGTCAAAAGTATTTACTTTGACCCCGTCCTTTTCATAGGAATTATTAACTATTCTAAATTCCACTAATAACTGGCGGCCTTTTTCTGCATATTGGCATAAAATTTCTGCCTGTCTGCCGCTAAAATACACATCTAAGAAAAGTGTATCATTTTGTCCGTTTGAAGCTAGTCTTAGCTTCGTCCACGCCCCTTTATCATTTGTTTTAAGCTCAGGGGCAGCGACTACATTTCCTGTTACCATACTTCTTTGCATATGTTTTTTCCTTTGTATAATAGAGACTTCTCTAGATTTCATAAATTTTCTAAGAAAAAATATTTTTTTTTACACTTTTTTCAAAAAATAGAGAAGTCTTATATAGATCAAGTGTTTTTACTTATTTTTTTAAAGAAAGCATAAAATAATGTCACGTGGTGTTTATAACGCGTCAGCCGTTAACAACAATGGATCTGTTCTACTCGGTGGTGGTGCCAATGATAGCACTGTTACTACAACTGCCAGCTTGGCCCTAACTCCCGGTGAGAGAGTTGCTCCAACTGGTTATTGTGAAGAATCTTATCAAGGTGAAGGGACTCTTGCATATCAACGAACTGGGGCGTTTATTACTAACGCTAATAAAGTAACTAGTATCAATGGTATTTCTGGCCGAGACTTCGACCTAACTGTAAATGGTGCTCAATCACTTGAGCAACACTCTACAAAATATGGCCGAAAATTGGATATTACCTCTATTTCTAATGATGGCACTATTACCTATGGTGCATCTAATGGAACTTCTTACGGATTTGCTCCGGGAAGTGGTACTCCAGTAGATACTCAAGCGGATGCCGCAAAAGATCCATACGGCACACCTCCAAACTTCATTGTACTTGGTGGAAGTGGGCCAGTTGCTCACTCATTCACCGCATTAACTTCATTCTAAGGTGAAATATGAATTTCCTAAAGAAACTAAAAGATGTAATTTTTGGACGTGTTCCAGACACGTCTACTCCCGGCAAAGTTGACTCAACTGACCTAGCAAAAGTTGCACGAACCTCAATATTTATTGGTCTTTCTTCTGCTTTAGCGTTTTTGCTACAGAATGTAGATCCTTCAATCTTTGGTTCATATAAACTTATTGTTGTTACAGCTGGCACTGCTGCTTTGGAATTTTTAACCAAATTAACTAAGGGATAAATCAATTATGATAGAAAGTGCTATTGCCTTTCTTTCAGCTAATTGGCTATTTGTTGGGGCCCTACTAGCGATCCTAGTGGGGCCACAGCTTGTGGCAAAGTTGAAAGAAATCAAATTACCATCGTTTAAACTATTAAATAAAACTACAGTAAAACCAAACACTGACGTTATTTCTAAAGACTTAGAAGCAATTCAATGGTTGGCAAATAGGGCTGTTGATGTTAGTGATCAAGACCTCATTATGGAATTAGAAAATGTCAATAAGAAATTTTATCATATTCATATCGCTATGCGTAAGTCCGCTACTAGCACAAACTAACCCACTAACAAATGACGTTGTCGTCAAAATTAAAACCATAGCTAATGAGAACAATGTTCCAAACGAAGAACTAGAAAAAGCATATGTTGCTATGCGTTCTTGTTATCTATATGGTAAGGAACTTGAATTTGCTGGAACTGAATCATTTGGTGAATTATTTGATAAACAAAGATTCATTCTTGAAAAACTCAAGTATTTGTCTAATGTTAAATTAAGTGACGCTTCTTATGAAGTACTTAAGAAATATGAGGGCGAAACCATCAAATTTGATGCACAAACAAAAGCCGAATTTCTTGATGATATCTACCATATTTCTGAAGGCCTAAAGGCCGCAATGGAGTGATAGATATGAGACATTTTGTTTATAAAACAATTAACAAGATTAATAATAAGTGTTACATTGGAGTAAAATCATGTAAATGTGATTTTTTTGAAACTAATTATTATGGTAGTGGAATCGCTTTACTTCGTGCTATAAAAAAATATGGCAAAGAAAATTTTGTCCGTGAAGTTTTGGGTGAATTCCTAACTTCACAAGAAGCATATGAATATGAAGCTATATTGGTTAATAATAAATTTATAAATAACAATAATAATTATAATTTAAAAATTGGTGGAATTGGCGGATGTCCAATCACAAGACTTGTTAAATGTAAATCTATAGATATTAATGGAAATATTAAGT